AGACAAGGAACGCCAGTCCAAGATAGAGAAATATGGCTCTAGGGATGCTCCTGACTATGGGCGTAATGTTTTAGGACTGCCTGGGCCTGCAGAGAACGTTATTTTTATTCTTCACCGTCTCATCAAATGTACGGATGATGACCCTGGATCGGATTATAACTCAGCGGAATACATTCACGTTACGATACGCGATGCTGACATGGACCGTGATCACTCTTCGATTCTAGACTTCATAAACTTGCCAGAATCTCACAAGAAGTACCCGATGATTTATATTGGGATGGACGTTGGGTATATCAATGATCCTTCTGAAATTCTTGTGTTTGCTGATTATTTACCTACTGCGGCTGAGGCCAGATATGCCAAGGCTACAAAAGATCATCCCGAAAAGGCTTTCCCTGCTCCCGGAGATCGTCGGTTTAAACTGATAACTAGGATTTCTCTTCAGAATATCCCCGCCCCCGACCAGATGGAGGTGGTTCTTCATCTTATAGACTTTTATAGTCCCGCTATCCAAGCGTTTGGTATAGACAAAACAGGGAACGGCCTCCCTCTCTATCAGGATATCACACGTCAGTTGGAGAACAACGCTAACGAGACTAACTCGGCCAGGGCTAGAGCGGCGTTGAAAGTCATAAAAGGTTACAATTTCTCGGAAAACGTTCTTGTGGAAATAGACCCGGCACAAGAACTATTACCAGGAATGACTATAGATGAGCAAGCTAAAGAGGCTGGTATATACCGAAGAGTTGTGGAGGTTTCTACAGATGCTCTAAGAGAATTAGTGGACACTGAACGTATGTGGCTTCCGTGGGATCGCGAGTTAATCAGTACCTGGAATGCACAAACGTACCACTTCTCTAAAATGACTACTGATGCTTATGGTAGAAGGCGATTGTTCAGTCAAGGCGACTTTCACACACTCGATGCGGCCAGAATGGCAGCCTTGGCTCAGAAGCAGCGCGCTATTGAAGAACTGTTAGCTCAATCTGAACCAGCGGCAGAACCAGTTCTGGACGTTTTTAATGTTCACAACATAGGGGGGATCTTCCAGCAGTTCGATCCTAATAATGGGATGAAACAGGGTCTCGGTGGAAGGCAGGGGTCAGGGTGGTAAGAGATCAGCAGTGGGACGCAGCACGAGAAGCTTGGAACCAACGGTTCAAGATGGTACACAAAATCGCCAAATCTTTGGACCCTCGCATGGGTGCTTGGGCTGCCCAGGTGGCTCCTTGGCATAGGTTAAGTGATCAGGATATCGTGATGATGGCTGACTTTATGGCTGCAGTAGAAGTTGGTAGAGTTAAGCAACAGCCAAATGGGAAATATGAACAGCGAAGTGAGAACGTTCTAGACGGATTTATAGGAGGCATGTAATGTTGGACCGTCTGATAAAGTTCTAGGAAAGTCGATAAAACATTGTGACGTTGGCGGAAGACATAGAATCCTGTCTTGGTAACAGAGAACCCTCACAAGCTGATATTTGGCTTGAGGGAGTCAAGAAGGAGGTAGTTGGGTATTGTACTGAGCTTAAAAATCTCAACCAATTACCTGCAGATGAGGCCATGGGATGGCTTTCTTCGATTTCTGCTCGTGTACATGAACTTATTGTTCAAACGGTCATTTCCTCTGGTCAGAGGGCTACGAAGTTCCGTATCGAGGCTCTAATCCCAACCCGTGATGAGTTGCATTGGCAGTTTGACGTAGCAAGTAGACGAGTAACTCTTATGAAGATTGAAGCAGAGCAGCTTAGAGGGGAGGCGTATTAATGACTGATCAGATCCCTTCCCAGACGGCTATGGGACGTGCTGTCCCTACGCGCAAACGTACACCGCGGTCTGCTCCCAAGCAGCCTAAAGGCGTTCTTTCGGCTCAGGTGGAAGTAGATCCTTCGGGTATGGAGATCTGGCAATCCCCTGACGGTGAGACTGCAGCTGCCATTATCAACACTTCTGGCATCCCCACTGGAGATGTTATGCGGGGCCAGTTTATGGACGACTCGGTCAAGCCTCTTATGGCTGCCATGGTTACATGGACGCACAGCGTGCAGGGTGGGCGCCAGGGGCAGCGGCGTGAAGGGACTTTGTTTGATCGTGATTTGTTCGTTGTTGACGACTCTTTCTTTGAACAACTAGCTGCTGCTTACAACGCTGCTGACGATGATATGGTGGGAGCTTACTTGGCTTCTTCCGAGGCTCTTGCCTTTGGCCAGATCAAGATAGAGTGCGATGACGAGGACGAAGAAAACATCTGGGGCCAGATAGCTTATGATATCCATCTATCTACTCACATGCGGAAGGTCTGGCGGGAGTTAGCTTTAACAGGTCAGGCTTATGTTGCTGCTTGGTACGGAACAAAGTCGTACAAAGTTCAAGGTAAATCCACTGAAACCGGGGTCAAGAAGAAGAAGGCTTTCAATAACCTTACCGTTCCTCTGGGCTTGACAGTTCTTGACCCGTTCAAGGTTATCCCTGTAGGGAACTTCCTCTTCGGCAAGGAGACCCTTACCTATATTGCTGATCCCACCGAAAAAGACGTTATAGATTCTTGGCTTTTGGGTGACGATGCCTCAGGTGCAGATCCTATTATCCAGCGCCTTATCGTGGCTAAGTACGAGCCCGATTATCGTGACCGCAAAGAATTGGTGAACATCGGCGGCGGTGGGTATAGTGTAGACCCGAATCGTTTGTATGTGTTGAACCCGAAATACGTTTGGCGTACCACTCTAACGCGTCCTGACTATGCCAGGTTTGCTCCTGTTCCTATGAGAAGGGTTTTCGAGCTATTAGATCTTAAGAGGCAGCTTAAGGCGGCTGACCGCTCTGCTCTTATCGGGATTGCCCAGTTCATAGTTCTTATTACCAAGGGTACCGATCATCACCCTGCCTCGCAGTACGAAATCAACTACTTGCAGGCCCAGGCCTCAACCATGGGGGCCTCTCCCGTTCTTGTAGGTGACCACCGCCTCAAGGTGGAGATTATCACTCCCAAGACGGAACACATCATTGACGAGGGGCGCTATGGGGTCTTGAATCTTGGCATTCAAGGGACCTTGTATGGGATGTTCACCACGACTCACGCAGGGAGAGACGACAGTCTTAAGTTGGCCCGTGTGGTGGCCAGAGGTCTTGAGTCCCGTAGGGATATGCAGAAGGATGACGTGATGAATAACATCTTTATGCCTATCTTTGAGTTGAACAATTCTTTGACTTGTCTTCCTTCCATGGCGTTCCACCCCAAGCGTATTGCGCTTGATTTCGATCCTAGCCTCGCAACTTATCTACTTGATCTTCGCGACCGTGATGACCTTTCCCGTAAGTCCATTCTCTCCGAGGTGGACTACGACGAGGCTGACGAGGCACGGCTTCGCAAGATGGAAATGCAGAAGTACGACAAGTACTTCATGCCACCACCGCCGCCTCCTGGTGCGCCAGGGGCTCCAACTCCAGCCAATTCAACGGCACCTAAACCCGGTGGGCCAGCACCAGGAGCGGCGAATAGTCCTAAGAGGGCAGGTAGGGCTGCTGGAGGTAACCATGGAGCAGCTGGCAATGGTGGAAAGGCTCGTGGAGCTGGTCAACCTCCTGCTAGAGGAGTGTCCAAGGACGAGCACAAGGGAACCTCTACGCCTCCCGGTAGTGCTGCTGTTAAGGGGATAAGAAGCCGTCCGAAGCTTGAGAAGCATAGTGAACCCAATGATGGTCAGTAGTTGACTCGCTTCTTCGTTGAAGACGTGGTATGATTAGTGAATGGCCTTGTCTCTTGATTTAGATAAGCGCGTGGCTGCCGCTGGGTGGCGGCGTACTGGTCCTTTGGTCGGGAATACCAATCAACCTTTTTTGGCTGTTCACTTGGTTTGTGGTACTGAAGCTTCTGTTCGCTTGGGCCTTTTAGAAGCACCTCGGAAAGGGGATTCTCAAGGGTGTAAGGCTTGTGCTACGAAAGGACGTCATCTCAGTGAAGAGGTGGTTGATAGTCGCCTCGTGGGTACTGGGTGGGTGCGTACTGGTTCTATCACTCGAATGGATGAGCCTTTTTTAGCTCGTCATCTAAACTGCGGGACAGAACAACTTAAGTATCTCTATCATATTACTGAAGATCGGGGGTTTAGTGGTTGTAAGTTTTGCTCACCACACGGCTCCCAACTAGTTGATGTTGAATTAAAAAGAAGATTTAAACTAATGGGGTGGGAATGTCTAGAGATCCCGCGAGTCAAAGAACAAGCTATTCAGGGTAAACATAGATGTGGACATCAACAGTTAGTGAGTTTAACAAATGTTGAGAGACTAGAGTCTCAAGGATGTACTTCGTGTACCTCAAAGAAACGATCCTTATCCGATTCTGAGATTGAGGATTGGTTGACTATTTGGAAGTGGAAGAGACTTGAACCAGGGTTGACTCATGATATTTTGCCCTATTTGCATCTTGTTTGTGATACTGTTCATAAAACATCATTTAATGATTTGCAAACAGCACAATCACGCGGAAGAGGGGGTTGTCCCTCTTGTGCTACCAGCGGATTTGATGTCCATCGTCCTGGGTACCTCTATCTTATTGAGTTTCCTGGGTTTCATGCTTTTAAAATTGGAAAATCTCAAAATATTCAACAGCGGTTGAAATTCTTTGCCAATGAAAGAGAAACGATCGTTCACCGTGTGATAGGACCGCTGGACGGACAATTAGTCAGCGATGTCGAATCAAAAATTATAGCTCAATGGCGAGATGCAAGACATCTGCACGTGCCTGAGTTAAAAGGGGAACAGGGCTGGACTGAAACTGTTTCCTCCTTGGAAGTTACACTTGAAGAAGTATTGTGTGAATTAAAGCCTTTATTTCCTTCTATTTCTTCTCCTATTCTTTTAAGTAATCTGCGGTGCGGTCAAGTTAATATTAAAGAAGCACGTGATTTTGTTGTTTTGAATCACTATACACATACTTGTCCTTCGGCCTTGTTCTATAGTGGGCTTTGGCACGAGGAAATGCTGGTGGGGGTTGCTGTCTTCGGGCGCTCATCTTACCCTGGCGCTGGACGGTTTGGTTGGGGGAGTGTGGAACCGGGACCAACTTTAGAGTTGCGAAGGTTTGTTTTGGTGGATTTTTTACCTAAAAATACGGGTACTTGGTTTTTGTCTCGTTCAATTGAGTCATTGCCGTCATCGTATGAAATGATTATTTCTTTTGCCGATCCAGCTGCTGGCCATACCGGAGGTCTCTATCGGGCAGCCAACTTTGTTTTTTTAGGTGAGGAGGCTGTGGGCAGTTACCACTACGACGACAAAATGGGGAATCACATTCACAAGCGTACCGTTTGGACTCGGGCTAAGACTCAAGGTCTTACTGAAAAGGCTCTGGTGGATAAAGAAGGGTTAATGTACATTGCCGATCCTCCTAAGTTTCGTTTTGCTTTTCCTCGTTCTGACCGGGCTCGTAAAATCTTACATCAAGTTAAATCCGAAATGGAGTTCCATCCGTCCGATAAATAACCATGAACTACGGTCTAGTAGTGCTTGTGTTCGCCTCCATGGCGTTACAGGATGTGTTCTACACCGCCTCTGTGGTCCTGTTAGCACGGGCCAAGAACTGGCGGGGAGCGCTCAGGGGTGGTATCATGGACGGCTTGGGTGACTTGACCCTACCGTTCTGTGTCGTCTCTGCGGGTGTTTCGTGGGTCCGTAACGGGCTGTCGGTCCAAACTCTGGCCATGTTAGCAGCGTTATTGTTGGGTTCTGCTGCTGGTAGCATCGTGGGGTTCTATTTAGGCAGGAAGCTTGACCGCGAGAAGCTGACTTGACATAGGGCTTGGACGTGCTAGACTAAGCGACATGACTGACACTCTGGTTCTGGAATCTACAGAGACCGTTACAACTCCTCAATTAGACGATCAAAGCTGGGACAAGTTCACCCATATTGTCCTCGAAGGTTTTTGGAAGGACGATGAAAATAAAGAGGGGTGGACGCCAGCAGGACCAGCCGTTGCTGAAGGCATCGTCTTCGGAACTCCTGTTAAGGCTCTATGTGGCAAACAGTGGGTCCCAAACGATGACCCTAAAAGGTATCCGCTTTGCCCTACGTGCAAAGACATAGCCAAGGCCCATGGATGGAAGGTGCCAAGTTTATGATACGTTATTATGTTAAAGATCTAGGTGCTCCAGGTTGTGAGATGTGGGTAGAGAAAAACGACCAGTTGGAACCTTGGTGTTGCTGGGTTGTGATGGAATCTTGGGAAGATGAGCATTCGGGTGGTTCTTTTTGTCACTTATCAATGTCCCGTGACTGCCATACTCGCAAGGAAGCCAAGGTGTTCATGCAAGAACTCTTAGAAAAGAAGGAAAATGAAAATAGGTCCAGCTAAGCGTATTATAGACATTCCTATTCCAGAGAGTATTCCTGATCATCTACCGGATTGGCCTTCTATCCCCCTTCCTGTTCGCGAACCGGAGAAGATCCCCGAGCCAGAGTTGATCCCAGCGTAATGGACCAGGGCACGAGAGCTTATTCTTATCCAAGTTAGCTGAATGAAATGGCCGATCAAATGATTGATGGCCATTATAATCGAGGGTAAGACTGGGATTGTCGTTGCTTCCCGTGCTTGGGTCGTTGAGGATAGTCGCGAGCTAGCATGGGCTGAACCCTTTGTTCGTCGCGCTCCAGACATCAAGTTTATACTGGGTAACTATATACAAACGTCTACTGAGCAGGCGTTACGTTATAATTCCAACGGTCATTTATTCGGGTTAGTTGATACTAAAGAAGCAATCAAGGACATTCCTCATCGTCCTCTGAATTATCTTCACATTCCCAACAGGCGAATTGGGACGTTTGCGGCAGCCGAATTAGTTTGGCCTACTGGCGAGAATGCCGCAGAACCTGAACCTCCCATTGTCGAAGCCTTGTCAGTCTTCTGGTCGGTTTATGATGAGGGCGAACTTTGGCCCTCTATTGCCATGGCGCACCGCGACGGGACTCTTTGGTACTCCATGGAGGCAATGCCCGAGAAGATTACCTGTATGGACGAGACTTGTAACCAGACGTACCGCTATGCGGGTCCTGGGTCCTCTACATATTGTGCTCACTTGCAGAAGCCTCGGTCGAAGAAGATGCTCCACAAGCCTCGCTTTACTGGTGGGGCTTTGATCGTGCCTCCAGTCCGACCTGGCTGGGTAAATGCCGATGTGAAAGAGATCAGCAGAGTTTTAGATCGCGACACAGATGAATCGGATCGTCTTTGCAAGGAAATGGCTGCCGAGTCGCCTGGTGTTGATTTTAAAGTAGTAGAGGAAATGGTTTATCAAATGCTTGCAGGAGGAGAAATGGCGCTACAAACAGAAATTCCCGCTGACGGTGGGTTCCAAACTCGGCCTCCTCTCCGGTCTCCGGGTAAGTCTTCAGAAGAAGTTCCCAATAACCACCCCGCTGAGGGTGGTCCTGTGACACCTGACTCCGGTGATCCTGTTATCCCAGACGACGGCGGGTTTGAGGCTAAGCCAGCTCTGCACTTGCCGGATGCCCCACACGTCCAAGAAATCCCTGACAACCATCCGCCTGCCGCTGGAGAGTCTGTTCTTCCTATTGACTGGGCTGCTGCGGCTACGGCCAAGGCTGCCATCAATTATGGTGTGGACACTTCTGGTGCCTGGTCTAGTGTAAAGACGGACGGTAATGGAGCCAAGGGTAAGCCTGATTATAGTGGTGACACTACTAAAGCTTGGTCTAAAGGTAAGGCGCTTCCTAAATCTTCCGCTGTTCCTGGTGCTCCTGATCCCAAGTCGGCTGCTTATGCTGCGGGTTCTGGTATAGCTGGCAAGCTTTCTTATGATCCAGGTGATCCTAAGGGATTGGCTCATGGGAATAAGACTCCTAGGTCGAGTATGGCTAGTGATTCTGATCCTACTACGGTAGCTCCTTGGGACTCTCCGCAGATGTCTGATGGCACTTTTAGTATTGCTCAACCTGGCGACGTGGTGGCGGCTATTGCTAAAGTCCAAGGTGCTGAATCCGTTCTACCTCCAAGGGCCGGTCGTTTCCAAGACATTAAGAACCATATTGCCAAGAGGGCAGAACATCTTGGGTTGGCTCATCTAGTCCCTGCTGACTGGCAGCTTTCTATGGCCATGCAAGCAGCAGAGGAAATCGCCCGTAGTTTTTCACCCGAAGAGCGTCAGGCGTTGGCCAAAGAAGGCAAGGCTATGTCGGGGGGTGGTTATCCTATCAAGTCTCTCAAGGATCTTGATAATGCAATCCGCGCATATGGTCGTGAACCCGAAGCTAAAAGAGCTTCTCTAAAGGCACATCTTTACAAGCAGGCTCGTGTTTTGAAGGCTGGACCCGCTTTTATGTCCAGAATTGCTGCACTTGGTAAAAGTGCTTCTAAGTAGTCTATAGAACAATGACGAAACAATTATCAATGAGCAAAGTAACCCCGAATGGAGGGAATGTGGCGGGGGAAAAGACTTACACCGCAGAAGAAGCGAGGGCTCTCGTAGATGAGGGTCAAGCTCCCCTTTTAGAGGAGATTGCTAGGCTTAACGCTCTTACGCAACAGACTGCCACCGAAGAAGCTGTATCGGCGGTCAAGGCTGAGTACGAAGGCCAAGTAGACGAGCTTCAATCCGCACTCGACACTGCCGTGCTTGCACAGAAGGCAGCTGAAGAGGCGCTAGCCGATTTCGAGGCTGCAGCCGCAGCCAAGAAAGAAGAGGAAGACGAAGCTAAGAACAGGGCTGACAAGGAGAAGGATCGCCTTGAAGAAGCTAAGGCTCTTAGTATCTTCCCTGAAGGCTATGCCGAAGAGAAGGCATCCTATTGGGCTGGCTTGTCCGATGAGACTTGGGAAGAGAAGAAGTCCGAATGGGCCGCTCTTGTTCCCGCAAAGGCGGGGGACACGATCCCCGCAACGACCGCTCTAACGGCGGCAAGGGAGACGGGCAAGACTCGTCCCAGTTCAACAATATCCAAGAGTCGTGCTGCCTACCGTGAAGTAATGACGGGCTCGCAATTCGGCTTCGATCCCCGTTCTATTTCTTAAGGAGGGTAGATGGCATCTTACGGACGTAACTTCGAATTTAGAATCCCTCCAAGGCCAAGTGCTAGAGGTGGTAGGTTCATTAGCCCTGCCACGTTATTGACAGGCTCTGGAGCGGGTGGAGGTAGTGGTACTGGTGGATCTCCTACTGGTGCAGTTGGTCTGCTTCCTATTGGCGCTCCGGTCGTTGCTGACCTGACTGCTGGTCAGGATGCTCAGGGCGCTCAGTACGTAAAGCTCGCTGCATCAGGAGCACAATGGGCTGCGGCCCCCGGTGCTGGGCTCCTTTGCTATGAGTATGGTCCTGCGGCTTTCGCTTTGACTGATCCATACATGACGACCTATTCGGACCTTGGTATAGTTCCGCTTAACACTTACTGCATAGTAATTGCTGGCGACCATTCTACCAAAATCGTTCTTCGTAATACTTCGACTTTCTCATTCTTGGGTCAGCGTAGTTATACGGGACGTACAATGATTGCTGGTATGGGTGCTACCCCGACCGTGACGGTCGGTCAGTACCTCTTCCCTTATTCGGGCGATGACGTCGATGGTTATTGGGAAGCTACTAGTTCCGCTACAGGCGCTTGGGCAGAAGTTACCCGCGTCGATACCACAAGGGCCGAGGTTGAAGCTCGGCTTCTCTTCTAAGGGGGGAGATAAGACATGCCTTCGAGGACACTCGTTGATGGGATGGGACGCTCTCTCGAAGAGCGGCGTGAGTGGGAAACCCGCAAGCGTGCGCTTAACGAGATTGCCCGTGACAACTGGGACGACCCAGCTTGGCGTCGGGAGATGGCTCAAGAGCTAACCGAAACAATTTATCTTGGCTTTGAGCATGAGAACCTACTTGGTTATATGACTCAGGTCGAAAATGCTGACTTCGACGAGCGTGTCTTCGTTAAGGAAGTCAGGGGCCTCCGTGCCTTCTTCGTTGCTCGTGGTGGATATATCGAGTCTAGCTCGGTCCACGCTGAGGTCTTCGAAATTCCTCGTGAAACCGTGGGCTTCCACGTTTACGAAGAAGAAGACAAGCTTAGGACGAACTTTGCAGAAACTCAGGCCACACTTGTGGAATTGGGTGTGCAGCGTTTGGACGCTACGGTCAACAGCTGGTTCTTCACGGGTCTTCAGGCTCAGGTTACTTCTGCTTCACCCTACTATGTATCGGTGAACGATCTGTCCACCTCAGGTACTAGTGCAATCAACAACGCTTTGACTGCTGTACGTGACGTTTCTCGTGACTGGGAAGTCGCCATTGTCGGTCGTAGTACGATGACCGATCAGATCGTCAATGCTTTGTTGGGTGTCGGTTCCCAGACTGGTGCTGGGTTCTTCCCCGAGTTGAACGAAGACTTGATGCGGCGTGGTGTTCTTGGTACCTACCGTGGTGCTAAGATTATCACTCTCAAGAACTATCTCGATGATACTGGGACGCCTTACTTCCCAGCCAACGAGCTTTGGGTTATCGGTCGTGACGCTTCTAAGTTCGCTTTCTTCGGGGGCATGCTTTCGAAGGAATGGATTGAGAACGCCGCTTGGGAATGGCACTACCTAGCTCGTAGAGATGCGGGCTTTGTTGTCCATCGTCCTGATCGTGTGCGTCGTATCGTCGACTCCAGCATCGTGCCTTACACGGTCATCGCTGAATAATCAATCCTTCGGGATGGGAGAGAGGGGGCCGAAAGGCCCCTTCTTTTTTGTTAGGGGATCACACTCAAACCGGCGTTTGCGTCGGGTAATTGCGTTTTTTGTTATCTTCCGTCGATCTTTCATATACTGAAGGATATATTTCACTTAAGGGAGATAGGTAATGGCACAGATCAGAACTCAAACTAGAAACTTTACCCCCGCTGCTCTGGAGACTTTAAGAGTCGAAACGTGGCAGCACAACGTTCCCGGTGAGACTTATATCACTCGTGTCAACGAGTTGGGTAAGCCGACCACTCAAAGGATTCAGGGGCTCAAGAAGACGATGACAATCACCCCATTGGAAAGGCATCTTTATGAGGAAGCCTGTGTAAGCACGGACGTTAACCCGTTTAGGAACGGTCGTCTTGTGCCGCTTGTCTTGATTGATGACGAGCCAGACACAGCCGAACTACAAGCCACTCCGAACGCCATGTCGGAAACAGCCATGAAGGCTCTCTTCAACAGCCAGATCAAGACGTTCGTTGGTAAGGTAGAGGGTATAACGAACCCCATTACTCTGAACCGCCTGAGGGAGATAGCCGTGGAAGTGGACGCCAAGGCTAGTCAGATGAAGGTTCTTGAGGACAGGTTGGACTCTCTGTCGCCTGGCGTATCCAAGGTCCGGGTGGGTTCTGACATAGCGAAGGAAGCCAAGGCCTCTCTGCCTGAGCGATAGGATGTGCTGACTTGACAACCACCTTGGAACGTGTATACTGATTAATAGACGGGGTACCCAGAGCGTGGAGAACCCGATAGGACCAGTGTACGGCTAGCAATCCGAAGGTTGACGCTCACCGATAAGATTGGGCTAAAGGGCACGTCCGAGAAACGAGGCCAGTGGAGAGGTAGCGCTTCAACCTCCACTGGCTTTTTCTTTTCTAAAGGAGAATCGTGGAAGTCCAATTTACTTCAGATATAACTGTCAAGATGATCGATTCTATGGCAGATGATGTCTCTATAGCTCGGGCAGCCTGGGTGTCTACCAAAGGCGAGCGTGCTGAGGATGAGATCAACACCGAAAAGATTGGTGGACTCATCAACTATCTCATGAAGCACCGCCATGGTACTCCTTTTGAACACAACGCCTTCACTTTCTTGGTTAAGGCTCCGATCTTTGTTTTCCGTGAGTGGCACAGGCATAGGGTGGCGTGGAGCTATAACGAGGTGAGTGGCAGATATTCGGTGTTACCACCGTTGTTCTATATCCCTCCCAAGCACCGCCCTCTTATTAATGCAGGCACCAGTGCTAGGCCGAAGTTCGAACCTGGGACAGCAGAGCAATATCAATTAGTGAAGACGTCCCTAGAGGCGAACGCTTACGATGCTTATGATAGATATACCACGATGCTAGAGAACGGGATAGGTAATGAAGTTGCACGGATGGTCCTCCCTGTCAATACTTTCACCGCTATGTACGCGACAGCCAACGCACGTTCGATCATGCACTTTCTCTCCCTTCGTACCGAACATGACGACGCTGCATACCCTTCCCACCCGATGTGGGAAATCGCCCAAGCTGCCGAGACAATGGAAGAGTTTTTCAAAGGACAATTCCCGATAACGCATGAGGCGTTTGTTAAGAACGGAAGAGTAGCGCCATAGGTCAGTAGCTCCCTCTCAAATGCCGATCTCCTAGATAGGAGAACCGGCGCGGAGAGGGAGTAGGGTGTCTGTCGATCTTTCTGATTTTCAACAAAGTTACCTCAACGCTATATCTCCACCGGGTCAAGCTCTTCAGGGTACGTCTGGCCCGTTTGTTAACATGACAGAGACAGAAATTGTCGGGCGTCTCGTAGACGCCTTCTGGTCGTGGCGTCTGAACGGTATGGATTTCCTGGCGGCGTGGAATTGTTCCACCGATGGGATAATTTCGCCTAATCCTAACGGCCCTGCCAACACCATGCAGTACCTTCCCAATGCTTGGTACTTGGATGGCACCAAGGACGCCTCTACGGGGCTTCCAAACCTTGGTAGGCAGATAGTCCAGGCAATCATCCTCTACGCGGCTTACAAGTCCGTACAGACCCAACTGATCAACCTTAAGACGGTTGCTTCCTACCAGGCTGGTCCTGTCAAGTACGAGACTCAGCAATCGGCAACCGTTCTGCAGGCTTTGCTCAAGGTGTTGACTGCCGAAATCGACATTGCCCTCACTCGTTTGAGCGATCTTGGATCTACCACGGTTCAAGTTTTCGACGCGGTGATGGAAGTGAGTCGTAATCAGGGATTGGGAGATGCTTCCTGGGTTCGTGGCGGGGGTTTTGATTCTGGTGGAAGGCCTTACGTCTAATGGCGGGGGAAGACCCAACAGGCGCTTTTAGCGCTACAGATTTTAGGGCTGGAATAGAGTTGGCCATGGGGATGGGCTTGCCTACGGCTACAGCCAACCAGCCCACTTTCCGCTGGACCCTTCCAGGTAACTATGTGGCTTCGGGGCCTACGACGCCTGCTGGTACGCCTTGGAACCTCACTGCTGCCTCGGCAGCCCCGGCTCCGTTGTCTATCAGCGATCTGGCAGTGAACTGTGCTGTTGACTATATGGGTTCTACTGAAGAGGGAACGGTAGCCGGTGTAGAAAACGCTGCTCAGGTTCGTCTTACTCTTTTAGATACCGACTATAAGCTTCTGGTTGCTCACGGGGGCGGGGTGCTGCCTGACAGGGTTCTATTGGGTGGGGATGTTTATATTTTTGATCGTCATACCCAGGTGGGACTTTTCAGTGTGGATGTTTATTTCTTTTACGCCACAGCTGAGGATCAGCGATGAGTTACACCAATGGTTCTTGGATAGGCTCGCCTACGGACACTCCTTTGGGACCTATAGGGTTCTCTGGGGGCCAACGAGATCTGTTCATCTACTACTCTTTGTGGAACTGCATTAATGATTCTCTGGCTGCGTTGGGGTGGTATGACTCTACCATTTATGATACTCCTTCTGGTACTCGTGTTCACCATGATGTATCTCTCCTAAAAGAGCAGGACGTTAATTGGAATGAGGAATTAGTTCCCAACACGATAGCCTTTGCCCCTGAGGCATATTCTGATCTGCCTTGGGAGTTGGGCTCGGATTTTCGTGAGAACCGCTGGCCCTTCTATTGTCTGATCTTGGCCGAGAGTACGGATATTTCTATGTGGCTTGCTGGCGACATTCGTGATATCTTACGTGGTAAGATGAGCACCATTCAGCGTGTTGGTGGGCCTATCGTTAATATTTACAACTGGTCGGCAGCGACACCCTATAGAGTAGGCTACCTTGAAATCGAGCATGCTACCATGCTCCGTCCTCCTACGTATAGCCAGAAGTGGCAGCGCTATATGTGTGAGGTTAGATGGGAGGCATTGGATTATTACGACTCGGATGCCGACACCAGTACCTGGGCGTTCACACCATGATAAACGCGATGCTCTCCGCGGAGGATGTCAGAGACTTGGTGGAACGTAGGACTCGTCGCGCCATAGCTATCCTCTTGTCTTTTAAAGAGAAAAATGCAGATAAGTACCTTCCTGAGGAAGTACAAGTAGCTCTACGTAGCTCGATTCTTGATGAAATTAACGAGCTATCAAGCCTTTTTCTGGACGTGATTGATTACTTCGAGGAAAAGTAATGCCACGCGTACGCGTCCCAGTTGAACGCCAGATAGGAGCTTATCAGGCAGAAGCTATTCGCGCTATTATTCATGATTCCATAAATGGGATCCTGATGGGTGCTGGTCAGGCTGTTGCAGAATGGGCACAAAGATTAGCCCAACAAACCGACAACGCAGATGATGCTCAGTACCGAGAAAATATGCTTAGAACTGTGGCTGAGGCGGGCCAACAGTCTATGTTGAAGTCTTACGATCAGCTGGTTACCCGCAATGCTGGGCCTGAGTACCGCGTTGGAGAAGGCAGATTAGCTGGTGGTATCCTGAGAGAAGCTTTAGGACGGGAGGACTTTTTTACTGTAAATGGGAGTTCCCTTCTGTGGGGTAATGTTGCTGTTCTGTCGGAGGCAGCGCGACACTGGCACAGGATTGCTTTTGGTGCTGGTGCGGCTGGTACTGGGATCAACATCCAGTATGTGATCCCCTTTGAGGGTTTAGTGAATGCCGTCATGGGAATTGTAGGAACTCCTTCTCCTGCTTTTACGATGCCCTACGGGTGGTGGTACGAAGAAGGGTCCGTTCCTGGGTCTAGTTCTCGTCTTAACAGCGCCTCTGGTAGAGGTGGGATTTTCTATCCTGAAACGAATCCACCTACTCATAGCCAGACGGCACCGATTGACATATCTCGCGAATCTAAGGGGTTTCAACCAGGGATGAGAGATCACCCAACTAAGGGTATCAGGACCCATGACTTTTTCTCTGCTGGCATTAGGACGATAGTGAAGGCCCTTCCTGGTATGTTGGCAGGTTATGAGAAGGACATTTTTGGTAGAATTTCTTCAGGAGTTTCGGGAGGTACTACGCGTATTATCCGTATTTCCCCGAAGCCCAGAGCTTCTTGGCGGGATTGAGTAAGTTCTACGGTTTAGATGGTCGAATCTAATAGCAGTGAGCAGATATTGCATCCAAGTTTCAAGTACATCCAGGTCATATTAGCAAGGTTTTGAGCCGTAAAAAGCACAGGACCAATTCATAAGGGGGTCCTCCAATCCCAATCCGCGCGGGGCAAGTAGTTTGGACGGCACAGAACAACGCTGCTAATGCTGGCGAGTTCCTCATTGACCGGCTACAGTCGGCTGATATTCGTCCCAACGTTCCCAAGGAAGTTGTAGCAGAACTTGGTAACGAATATACGGTGGGTGTTGTTCGTGATACGCCCGACCTTTCTTTTGACGTTGAAACTTTCGACATGACTGCTAAGTTGGAGGCTTTGATCTGCGGTGTAAACCCCAGCACAGGTCTTCTTACTTCGGGTGGCGTTACAGCTAATCCCTTCACCAACGGTCAGGTTATTGACTTCAACGCTCAACAGCCTTTAACCATTTTGGCTCCTTTCCGTTCGGGTCAGGTTAATGCTACGATTGTTAATGGTGTTGTTATTCCGAACCTAGCTCTTTCGCAGATGCAATACCGGTTCGCCAACAGGCAGAACGCCTCTATGACGGCTACCTTCCGTGGTGACTCCATTTTCTATACTCCACATCCTCCTTTGGAATCAGTGCAGGTTTGGAACGGGTCGGCTACTGGCCCATTCACCTACGCTGGCGGTGTAGATGCTGATGAGTATGAGAACCCCATTTACGGTACTTCTGCTTATCAGTACACTCTGAACGTCAACTTCTATAATCCCGACGGTTCTTATGGACGTTTGTTCTTCGGTCCAGATTTTGACTACAGCGACTCTGATGTCGGTTGGTCTTTCAACGCTGGTGTGGTTGTCGCTGGTGGTACTGCCACCTTCCCCAGTGGTGCTGTTATGCAGACCAACGCTGTTATGCGTTTCCAGTGCAGTAATAGTACTGGGTCTGAAAGCATTCTCCAGGCTGCTAACGACAATGATGGTATCCTCATCAAGCCTGCAGCTGTTCGTCCCTATGAAATTCGCGTCTACTTCGCTGCTGCCAATGCTACCACTGCTTGGGCTCAGGTCCCCGGTGTGCAGAGTTTCGATGCTACGTGGGTAGCTACGGGTATGGAACAGAACTGGGAATTCGGAAACCCTCTAGCTGCTTCTATCGACTATGTTGTTCCCGGTTTGACTGGTACCTTGACGGTTCGTCCTAACTCTGTAACCCACCTTGCGAATATTTTGGCGCAGACGGCCGATCTTTCTGTACCTCTTACTCAGGTTATCGGTGCTCTAACGTCTCAGCCTATAGCTATGGCTCTTACCATCAACAGCCCTGGTCCTGCACCTGGACTTGGTACTACGCTTAAGACGCTTTACTGCCCCGACGCCCACTTCGACCCACCGGACATTTCGATAAGGGTTAATCAGAAGTTGGACGTGCCTTTTGCTTTCCAGTCGGATACTGGTAAGTGGTTCACGTACAACGGTCTGATGTCTGGTCTAACGGCTTAATCGCTGACTTGACAATAGGAGGCTGCAAGGATATAATAAAATATGTCCTTGCAGCCTCTTCGCGTCTCATCAGAAAAGGCCGTCGAGCGTGCCTTGGTCTGTGGAGCCACACCGTTGGCCCCGTTCCCTGGCACTCAGCGTAAATGGCATCTACGGTTAGCTTGTGGTCATGAGAACTGGGTTAGACTTTCTAGTTTGGAGGCCATTTATCGAGAGAGCCGAACAGGATGCCCAGTTTGTGGGCAGAAAGAACGTGAGAAAAAACATACTCTTTCTTTGGATGTATTACGTCCTTTTCTTTTAACCCAGGGGGCTGAATTACTAGAGGATGAATGGCGAGGGATGGACAAGTCCTATCTTATTCGTCACTCCTGTGGATGGGAAGGCCGGAGATTCCTTTATGATGTATTACGGCATAATGGAACTTGTCCAGGATGTGCGAATTATGGTTATAAAGAGGACGGTGATGGGTTTCTCTATTTAATTCATCATCCCCTGGGAGCATGGAAGATTGGTATTACTAACGATCCCAGCAATAGATTGAAAACTCACTTTCAACGGGGCTATGATCCAGGTGGAACGGGTGTTTGGGGACCAGTAGATGCTAAGGTGGCTAAACAGATTGAAGACAGGGTTTTGGCCTCTTGGCGTCAAGAGGGATGGGCTGAGGCTCTTCCTGCCAACATAGAGGGTTTTAAAGAAACTATTGCTGATTCATTTTCTCGTCGCGAGATAGTTTCTCAAATCCAGGCACTTCTTCCTGTAGTTTTTTCTTTGGATGATCTACAAGTTATGCCAGTAACAAGGAAAGAGGCTGCCATTTTTGTTGGGCTCTGGCACTATACTCGGTCTCTTCCTGTTGGCGTCAGATGTGTAGGTCTTCGCAAACCCACGGGAGAACTATGCGGAGTAGCTGCTTTTGGACGACCCAATTACAAGGAAACTGGTAAAGCTATCTTTGGTGATATCCCTTTTACCGAGCTTCGTAGATTTGCCTTAGAAGGGGGTTTGCCCCCCAATACTGGGTCGTGGTTCCTTAGTCGGGCTATCAAGCTCTTAGACCCTGGCATTAAAGCAGTTCTAGCCTTTAGTGATCCAGGCGCGGGTCACGACGGGACGCTTTACAAGGCTTGTAATTTCAAAGAAGCAGGGTTGTCTTCTGCTGTTTCTGGTTATCATTATATTAATCAAGAAGGTGTCTTCATCCATAAGCGTGTAGTGTGGGACCAAGCTAAGGCTAACCATCTTAAAGAGAGTGAATATGCTCAGAATATGGGTTTGTTGCGCGTAGAAGATGGTAGTAAAAAGCGGTTTGTTTTTTATCGTTCCTAGTCGATACATCCCATAGGAGATTGACTAAGGGGAACGAGGAGTTATGCCCAAGACACGGTCATTAGCAGATCTATTTGTTCGTGGCGTTGAACTGACATTAGACGATGGTGGTGGGGCTATCCAGGTTTGGCTCCAGAAGCTGAACCCTGTTGAAAGAGAAACAGTTATCCGCAAGGCCGATTCGGCGCGTGCGCGGTCTCTTGCTGGTCAGAATGACAAGGAATCCGAGATCTATTTGTCTGCGATCGGGGATATAGATTCTCTTGATCGTGAGACCAAGATCACTATGCTTGTAGAAT